ATTCAAAAAATTCAAAGCTATTTACAATGTAAAAAAAATGTAACTTCCTACGTATGTTTTCCACACCTAAGTTTGTAAGAATATATGTATTTTTCAAGAAAATAATGGGATCCACCCGAAGCCACCCGCTCCCTCCCGGTATGCCGACTACGTCTAGTGAGTTTGATGGATGGACCGATCAGGAACTCGTAAATGAAATCAACCGACTCACGGAACTTCTCAAGATACGCGAAACTGAAAAGATAAAAAAACGTGTAGACCGTGCTCTGGTTTGGGATGATGACGATGATATCATGAACGACCCTGATGTGCGTAAAATGGTTGAGAACGGAGAGCACATCTGTCACATGTTTGATGGAGAATGTAGGGCTTGTCAGCACGAGGAGGACGAGGAGGAAGTAAGGGTTTTAACCGAAGAAGAGGTTGAAAATGATCCTGAAATGACTGCTCAAATTTAAGCAAATCAGCCTAAGTGAGGAAACCAGCAACGTTTTCGGGAACGTGACCAGGGATCCTTTCCGACACCTCGATCGGTAAGTCAGGTTGAAAAAAACGAGGATTGGAACATGGTTGGGGTTCTATTACGAATGCTGTTAGTATATATTTAGAGGGTCCATTTAAAATGGTATTACCCCTATGTAAATGTAAATGAGTTACAGGAAACATTATAACTTTACCAACTTCAGGTTGTATTTTTCTACCAGAATTGAACTCAGTTGAACCACCATTTTCTTCATCTATGTCATTTAAATATATGATTACTGCAAGCCATCGATCTATCCCATCACAACGGTCAGAGTGCCAATTAAAAAAACCATCTTTATCAGTTCTTTGGATTATTGGAGCCGTAAAGAAACCTGAGTTTAAATACCCAAAACCACATGGTTTGTTAATAGCACTCACATGATTTGTGTATTCGGAGCGAACTTTCTCCATCCCTTCATCATACGTTTTGAGTATATCAAGTGTATGATCCTTGATAATTACGTCCGTTGATTTTTTGAAATCGTTTGAGAGTGTACGATTTCCATTTGATATTATCAACCCTGGCTGTTGATCAAGACTATTTTTATGATAATCTATAAATACCTGACACTCTTCAACTGTGAAAACGTTTTTCATCTCAAATATAGATCTATCATATACATCAATTATATCACATGCCATACTTCTATATTTATTATATTCTTTAATTGATATGATAAGGATTAAGTGAACCGCATGAAACCATTTTCAAATTCCATGGTTTGATACCCAGTGTAATAAATATGCATTGAATATACATTCGAAACATCGTTTAATTCCATATCAATTATAGTTTTATCTGACTGAATAGTACTGAAATCGAGAACACCTGATGGATCTGAATTTTTAGGACGAATCGCGAAACTATACGTGTATATATTACGAGTTGGAATACTTAAACGTGTATCTGATGGTATCTTGTACTTATAATAGTGAGATGTCGCATCTGTTATATTTGGAAGTCTACTACCAAGTAGATATAGGAATCCTGTTTTCATAACGGGTTGAAAAAAGGCTGTTGCGACACCAAAAGACGGAGATGTCGAAAAATTGAAACGATTCTGATAATAATATTCTTCCTGATTTGTCACGGACGACTGGCGAGCTATACTATCATTTTCGAATGTCTCTCTTCTAAAAAACCAATGTAGACATTTTACAGGAATGTTTGGTACGAGATTATTGGTCACATTAGGCTCCCCCAATTTGGATGTCGTCGATGGATGTCGTTTCACAAAATCCGTGATTATTTTGAGTGGTTGTCCCATCATGTATACTCTCTCTTCATCAGATACGGTAATTTCTTCTGTAATTAAATCAAAATGATCCAGTGTCAGTGATCCAACAGTGTCTGTAAAAAATGATTGTTTATGAAATTCGAGTTCGAACGTAATCTTTTGTTTGTGTATAGAACACACTGGAAAATATGGTTTGTTTGGTTCATTTATTTTATATTCGTCACTCACATACTTTCTAGAAAAAAAGAATGGGATAGGTATCATCAGTTCAGTTTCGTATTTGGCCAAATCCGAAAATCCCGGTAGCGTAGCATTATCGAAACGTAAATTCCTATTCAGTAAATAGGCGTTTGTGACCTTTTCAGATATTTCCAAATACAATTCATCATGTATAATTCCCCAATCGTCATCAATTTTTTCTACCTCGATTTCGTCTACATACATCGTAATACTCTTTAGTATATGTCTACCCACTTGATCTGCGTAATTTGTTGTTAAAGCTACTACATCATCCAATTTAGGTAATTTGATACTTAACCACATATTACTCAGTAAGTCTCCCATATTTTTTGGATTGAAGTCTATTTTCAATGTTTGTCCAAAAGGCCATCCCTCTACAACACCTGGATTTGTAATATTCCTATCTCGATGATATTTTATAAAATTTGAATGCCTAAAATTATCTCTTGGTAAAAAGAGTGAATCTTTGGAAAGTAGGTATGTGTCCTGCTTTCCAATAGCTTTAAGTGCAATATTAGACGCTTCACCCATTCTTATATATCGGTTTATTTTTTTAATATATTAATTTCATGGTTCCTTTACACAATCTTAATGTATTGTAACTCAATGCGTATACCTTTAGTTTTCTCGATGTAGGTGGAATACATCTAAATAATTCAATTTCAAGGATTTTATTTTTTATAAGACTGAAATTAATTTGTCCAGTTGGGTACCATTCTTCTGGTTTTAACGCGAAACTATAAGAATAGAAACGCCTGATGAGTTGTGTTCTCGTATGATGAATACGACCCTGAACAGCCTTCAGAAATTGTACGTTTCCTACTTTACCCGAAATCATAACCTGGTCATTGAACTTTAATTTGAGTTTTTTAAGATTTTCATATAAAATATATGTATCATCTATAAATGCTTCAGAATTATCATAGTCAAAGGGTGAGACACCTTCTCTCTGGATTACAAAATAAAGTTCTTTAACGGGATTTACCAAGTCTAATACAACCTTCTTTTCATCTTCACCTTCGTCGAGTTGAAAAACATTTTCTTGAATCTGTGTTATTATATAATCTTGATTGTCGCGAGTGTTCTTCTCTGTAAGAATTAATTCGGTCGAAAGAGTTGCGTCAAGTAGACTTCCCTGATCTATATCCACTATAGGATAAGTTCCATTTATATCAGTGAGAAGTTGTTTATAGTCTCGTAGTTTGATTTCAACTTCTATTAACTGTTTATCTATTGAAGAAATAGGTAAGGCTAATTCTGGATGTTTATAAAAATAAAAGGGGAGTTCGGCAATCATTTCTACGTCAACGCCATCTTTACCTATATTAGTGTGTGCTAATATTCGTTTATCTGACACAGGGACTGTATTGACTCGTATAGGGTACTTACCGATACGTTCTTCGAGGCTATATTGATGTGTGAGTGATACATTGTGTTCTGAGTATATTTGAAGATAATCGGAAGGTATATATTGTATTAGTTCACCACCAATATACAACTTTGCGTGCTCGATGATTGCATGACCCACTGATTCAATATAACAAATATCAGGTGTATGTATTCCGGGAAGTTTTACCTTCAATGAAAGTTTTGTCAAAAACGTACCACAATTTTGTGGGATTACAAACTTAATAATTTTATTAAAATCTGGTTTAGTTTCTGCATTTAATTCTCTATAAAAAACAGATAAATGTTGACTTTTTTTATATACCCCATGGAAATACGAATATTCTGGGTTAATCGTAAATTCATTTCCCCGTGGACCACTCGATTGAAGTTGAACGGTACCAGCCATTACTATTATACACAATTAAAATCTTAAACCTGCTAAACCATCTCGGAATGTGAGTACATTGTAATTCACTGCGTACACGCGTGTGTCATGCTCCTGTTCAATTACATCCGATAAGATGGATGTTGTAGTTGTAGTTTCAATTTGATTACGAAGACCCGTTGATGTAGTCGTAGTATCATTAGTTCCAGTTGTGATAGCGTTACGTGTTGTTACGTTCACTTCTGTGCGCGATGTCAGATCTTCAATTTCTTGAACACTGTCAAATGGAGTTGTTGTGGCTACTGTGGTAGTTGTAGGAGTTTCTGTTTCGTGGATAGGAACTTTAAAAATCCTTTGTTGTCTATTGGTAGTGATTTGTTGTACATTGTTCACTGGTGGAGCATAAGTGTAATTTTCGTTATAAATTATTCCACTTGTTACACTGATTTCTGTGTCAGTTACCCGGGCATCGTTTACATACAGTCTTTCACTTTCGGGTGAACTGTATACAAATTTAGAACCATCTTCATTTACGGAAACGTCTGTAATTTGATTGGTTCCATTATCATTATGATAACTTACGAAAGATGGTGTTGTCGTCTCAGTGGACCACAATTCTACACCACCAGTCCTCGACCCTATTAGAACCCTTTTACCATCTGCACTGATATCTACCCTGTGACCGAAATTAGTGACACTACTGGTATTTTTTATAATTTGATGTATGGTATCCGCGGCTATACGATACAAGAATGCGCGGCCACCACTCCAATTGGGAGCTCCTACGATAATTGTATCAGCATCATCGCTTATTGCTATCGATCTACCAAACATACTCGTACTCGGACTCGATGGAGCGGGTGTTGGTAAGTCTAGTTCCGATGACAAAGACCATGTACTACTACTGTATGTATACAAGAATAGCCTACCGTCACAGTCTATTGTTCCGCTATCATTCCCATGCATACTCACGCAAAGTGTGTTACCATCACCAGTCAATGCGACTTGTATACCATAATTTCCAGACTGTGTGGATAATTGTATCTGATTAGAACTCCATGAACCATTCGAGTAATCATAAATAACAACAAAATTGGCACTTGTCGACTGTACACTGGGAATTACAACTCCACTCACAGCTAACCTATTCCCTGTATTATCCATGCTCACACTATGACCATAATTCATCGATGGAGTATTCGCTGGCTGATAAAGTTGTTCAATAGTGCTCCACGTTCCATTGCCAACTGTAGCCGCATCCCAAGACTCGGTATACCTCATTACATTAATATGGGTCTCATTTGGTCCAGCAGAAGTCAGGTTAAATGAATCGGTGTGTATATGGGTCGTTGTATTATATTTAGGAAACGATATTTCGCTCCAATTACCCTGTCCCGTGTATTCCCATAATTTATTATCAAGTGGTCTGAACCATTTTAATCCAATGGTGGACACAGTACGCGCATCTATTCCATCGATAAAAACTGACCAATACCAACCAATGTAGAAATCACTAGCTGAAGCATATGTGGATGGAAATGAAGCATTAGAATCAGGCCCCGCGATGGACCCGAGTTGTGCACCGAAGTTCCAATCTTCTCTTCTTTCGATTCCGCCACTATATCCTGGAAGTATTGATACATAATTAGGGGAGGTTCCGGACCCTCTTTTATAACCTACATGGGTACCAGTTGTATATCCCGACATATTTATATAGTTCGCATACGTACCTTCAAGTCTGTAATAAGAAGATACCGATACAGACCCGTCAGAATTTGTAACATTTTGATTAAATGTATGATCGAGAAATCGTGTGTTATTATCGGTTTTAGAGTTGGTATAAGTTTCTATATATTCCATCCCAAAGAGATTTGTCAGAATCACCCCATCATTATTATACCCTATAACCTGACCCCCCATACTATAAATGGGGGTACCTTGGGATACTTCAACTTCTGTCATATATCTATAAATATACATCGGTACATCAGATAATCCCCCATTTGTAGAAATAATACGCGAGCCATCTTTACTAATATGACAGATGTTACCATACTTTGGTAGAGTTGTTTCTAAATCAAAGGAATAATCAGAAACGTCATAAATATCGAAAACTGTGGGTTCAATATCTATATAAATTGTACCACTCAAAAATCCACCTGTGTTAACACCTACAGTACTTGAGGTTGAATCTCCCAAACTATCTGTCGGATTTGATATTTGAAATGTAATAACACCTGAACCAGGTTGAGATAAACTAGGCCCCTGAGATACATTTTGGGTATCATCAGTGTTTGTGGTACCAATGGCATTTGTGCCGGTGGAAATTACTACCGGTGTAGAATCTACAGCACTCTGTAATAAATCTTCTATATTACCTTCAACTCTCACTGGAGTGGTGGTGTTTGGTGTAGAGCTTTGCGTAACGGTAAATTCTATTTGAGTGAGAGAAGTGTTAGTGGGCAATGTACCTGTACGTTTGAACATCTCATAAGAAGTCGCAGATGTCGTCGAATCGATAGTTTTTTGTCCTAAAGTTGTAGATGGTACTGAAACGGGATCCTGAAATACCGTAACTGTGGGAGATACTGCTGCACTCGTAGTAACGGCTGGTGTACCATCAACCGTTGAGACAATCACTGTACTAATTGGATCATCTAATGTGTTTATAACTGCTGTGGAAGATACTACATCAGCTACGGTTTGTGGCACACTGGGATTAAATGACAAACCAATCTTCTCAGTGATGGTAGTAACAGTGGTAGCTATTGTGTCTACTCGCTCCTTTTTCGTTGTGACATTCTTTGTAATGGTCACTGGTGTAATCGTAGTGGTTGTTGTATCCGTTGTGATCGTTTCCGTGAACGGGGTTTGTGTATCAGTTGTTAGAGTAAATGGTACCGATAAAAACGATTCAGTGTCAACTTGTGTAGTGAGTATGTAATACCCATGATCGGGAATGGGTACTGTCACCAAGGATTGTGTAGTCGCGATTTCAGTTTGACTACGGATACCCGTTACTGTAGTGGTAGTATCATCAGTTCCAGTCGTGATAACATCAGTTATTTCCTCATTCTCCTCTACACGCTGTGACAGAAGTTGAACCTGTTGAACACTATCAAATGGAGTTATTACTACTGATGTGGTAATGTAGGGAGTTGTCGTAATTTTTTGCTCCACCTCATATGGTGGCATTATTAAAACTGAA